TAAACCTAATTTTATTACCAAATTTATTATTGTTTTTTAACGTGTAAAAAGGTGTTAGACTTGTGTAGTCTAATTCAGCAGTATATAATGGATTTGCTGGGTTAGTTCTTGTTAAAATTCCGTTTGCTAACTGCCAAGGTTCATCATAGGTATTGTAACTTGTCAATTGCCCACTAAATGGTATTTGTTGGTAAGCTATCTCCGAAGGCGTAACCCCCGAAGCGTACGCAATTCCGCCAACTACTTCTGAAGCATATCCGTTTCCGTTCGAATCATAAGCAACAACATAATAATAATATTGTGTTTCGGTTGTCACTGTGTCTGAATAGCTTGTCGAATTCGCGGCGATTGTTGCAACAGCACTGAAATTTTCAAGATCTTCTGACCTGTAAACTTTGTACCCTGTTTCGTTTGTTGCATTATCAGTCCAAGTCAAGTCAATCTGTGTTGCTCCGTTTGGTGTTGCAACTAAATTTGTCGGTCTTACTAAAGTCGAATAAATATTTTTGAAGCGGACTTCATAATTTAGTGTTTTGTAATAAATTTGACTTTCAGTGTCAAAGTCGCTGTCATCGTTTGAAAAAAGAATCTTGTCAATTGTTAAACCTGAATTCACTCCTGAAAAGTGATCCAAAGCATTTCTGACAGCAAGTGAAATTTGATTTGCAATGTCTAAAGAATCAGCAAAAAGAAGAATTTCATAATTTTCAACATCTAAAGTCGAACGTCCACATTTTGTGTTTGTCGGTTCTGTTGCGTTCTTTTGATAGACAAGATAATTCACTTCTGTTTCGTCTTTGCTTATAGACGGATAGATTTTTGATCCGATCAAAGCTGAAAGATCAGCTGAATTGCTCAATAAATTATATATAACTTTTCCAGTCATTGTTTACACTTTTAGTTTGTTAATTTCACGATTCAATCCTTTTTTTAACATTTCACGAACTTTTCTGACAGCTTCTTTCTTCTTTGATTCATAAGCTTTTGCAAAAAAGTGTTTTGCTTTCAATTCTTTCTTCCAAACAACATTCTTTCTTTTCGGTCCGCCTCTTTTCTTTCCTGGTTTTACTCCTTCTTCTTGCATATAACCGTAATAACCCGATTCGCTTTTTGGAACAGGTCTTCCTTCTCTAAAACCGACTAAAGCTCCAAACATATTTCTTTTGTCATATTTTAGTTGCTTTATTATTATTGTTTTTGCAAGATGTCCTGTATCACTTATTGTTTTATATTTTTTTACAGCATCTTTTTTGACTTCCTGAAGACCTGACTTTGTTGCGGCATTCAGAACTTTTGAAGAAGGACTTCTTGAATCAGCTAATTTTTGAAGCTTCAAAAGATTCTTTTCAAGTTCTTTCAATCCTGTTATTTTTACAGTCTTTATGTTTGCCATAGTCTTTGACCTCTTATAATCAAACCATCTTCACGTCCAAGTTCAATGATGTCTTGAATGTCATAGTAATTTGATTTGTAAATAATTCGCATTTCATTATTTAAATCTTCACGCCATCTGATCTTAAAGTCAACAACTCTTTCTTTCACTTTTTCGCTTGAAATATAAGCTTCCTTTCCGATATTCAGTTTAATTCCAGCCCAACAAGATGCAAATGTTGACCAAGTTCTTATGTCTTGACCATAACTGTCTTTTGAATCTGTGAAACTTTCAAAAGTAATTCTTTTATCTAATTTTTCCGATCTCATAGTTCAATTAATTTTGTCAATGTTTCATCATTTATGCTTAAAGTTTCAAAGCCTTCTTTTTCTTGATCAAAGAATTCAAAGTTCCAAATATTTTCATCTGACTTAATATCAACAATTAAATCTTTTTCTGTGTCTTGAATTTCTGAAAATTGAACTCCAAACATATTTCGAGCTGATCCGTCATCAAGACATTTATTTTTTTCAGGATAAAAAGGAAAGTATTTTTTTACAATGTCACGTCGAATCATTCTTCCTGCTCCGATCAAATGTTTGTAATCAAATCTTTTTACTTCTTTTGATACTGAATCGACAAAAGTACATTTTGTGATTCCGAAACACTCTCTTTTTTCTTCAATATATGGCTTGTAAAGTTCAAACAATCTTTCATCAATTATGTCGTCACTTCCTAAATTCATCAAATAAGTCCAATCAGCTATTCTTAGAGCTTCTTTTATTCCTTTATTCATCTTATTACCAACAGGAAAGTTTTCGCTTTCCACGTGCTTAAAACCGTATTCAAAAGACTTGATCTTTGCCCATTGTTCTGAAACAACACAAAGGACTTCGAAGTCATAAGATTTTTGCAATCTTTTCAAGTTCGACAAACAAATGTCTGTGATCTTTTCGCGTTTCCATATTGGTAAAAGAATTAAAATCATATTCCTGTCAATCTGTAATTTGTCAACAAATATTCAACAATTTTTGGAACTGGAATTGTTTTGTCCATATAAACTCCTGATCTGTTGTCGTCGTAAAAATATCCTATTAAAATTTTAATAGCGTGTCGAATATCCATAGGAACGTCTTCAGCATCGTCACCATATCCACAAATAAAAGTGATGTTTATTGCATTAACAAGACCAAGTTCTGTTGATGGAAAGGTTGTCGAAACATTCGGGACCAATCTTGCAACATCACTTTGAAGATCTGTCTGATAAGTCGAATAATTCTGTGTGTCACCGTTTTCGTCAACATAAGTGAAAGCTGAAATTGATTGAACAGGATTCATTGCAAGTTCAAAAGTTCCACACATAGGAACAAAGTCCCAAGATTGTTTCCAAGTCTGTGTGATCAAAGCCCTTGAAGTGTAATTTTCAACCCACTTTCGAGAAACAGTGATCAATGTTGTCAAATAGTCGTCATCAGCTGTCAAGCCTTCATTTCTTAGATGTTCCCTTGCTTCGCTTAGTGTTATTGGCTCTATTGCTGGTTGACTTGTTATTTGATATTTTTTTAGCTCCTGATTCATCTTTTATTTTTTTAACAGGTTGAACTTCTTCAGCATATTTCAAAGAAATTAATCTTTCAGCTTTTGCTTCATTAACTTCGTAAACTTGTCCTTGTGCGTACATTTTTACACCGGACATTTGTTTCAACATTTTTATCTTCTTCATTGCTTTAAATTTTTTGTTTAAAAAAAACGCCTTCGCCATCTAAGGCAAAGGCGCTTTCTTATTAACTAAATTATGGAAAGAATTAAGTGTTCGACATTCTTAAACATTTAATTGCTCCAGTATCAAGAAGTCTTGAATCTGTTCTCATATAAGCAACTAAACCAACTTTTAAATATTCAAAGTATCTTTCGTCACTTCTTGCAACTTGATAACCTTGAACATCTCTGATCAAGAACTTGTCCCAATCACCGTACAACATCACGTGCTTTCCAGCGGCGATGCTTGGCATATCTTGATTCACAGCGTATTGATCACCGTCAATTGTTGCAGGTTCTCCTGCTATGAAAGAAGGTTGCCAAAGCGGTCTTGCATCAGCTGTTCCGATTGATAATTTTTTGATCGCTTTCAATGTGCTGTCGTTAAACATAAATTTACCATTCATTCTGTAAGCAGGATCAACTGAATGTTTTAAGTTTAAGATGTCATCAAATGTGATTGCATCGTCACCAGCGGCAACAGCTCCAACTGAAGAAGCATTTAAAACTCCTTGTGGTTGTGAACTTCCTGTTCCGTTTGTGTAAGCGGCATTAATAGCTCGACCAATTCTGTCTCTGAATAAATCTTCTGAAATATATTGTATAATGTCAAAAGCTGAATCTTGAATCAATTGTTTTGAAACAGTCACAATTTTCGAATAATACATATATGCTGACAAAGTAGCTGAACCAAAAGTTGTGTCTTGTTCCGATCCTTGACTTGCTTCAGACAATAAAGCTCCGATGTTTGCTGTGTCGTTGTTTGTTGGGTAGATTAAATCTCCACCTGTTGCTGTTGTAACTATTTTTGCAACTTCACGAACTCCACCGTATTGAGCAAGACTTTTCACGATTTCTGAAGCGATCATTGAATCAACTGTGTAACCTCCAGCTGAATCTGTTCCAGCCGTTTGGGCTCTCGTTTCGTGTAAAATAGCTCTTTCTTCTGAAGTCAATTTTCCTTCACCGTGCTTTAAGAATTTTGTTTGAATGTTGAAAAGTCTTTTTCCGTCTTCTTCAAATTGTTCTTTTGACATTCCTTTTCTTTCAGCGCCTTCTTCAATTTTTTGTTCAAAAGCTGATCTTTTTTCAGATAATTTTTTTGAAGCTTCAATTGTTTTTTCGATTGAAAGATGTTCGTCATTTAAAGAATCAAATTTCGATTCTTCTTCTTTTGTCATTGCTCTGCCTTCATTTTTGGCAACATTGACAAGGTTCTCCATTTCTTTATAAACTGAAGCGCCTTTTTCAAATAATGCTTTGTTTTCTGTATTCATTGTTTTGATTGTTAATTGTTATTTTATTTTCTTTGTTTTCAAAAGTAATAATTTTTCTCTAAAGTTGATTTTTTGATCTTCAACAACTTCTTCTTCTTCTTGTTTCTTTTCAATAATAAACATTTCTTCAATTTCTTCAGCTGATCTTTTAACAGCGTTCGGATTTGAAGGAATATTTACAATCGAAAATTCTAACAGTTCTTGTCCAAAATAATGAAAAGTCCCATTTCTTTCTTCACCGTATTTTCCATTTACAGGAACAGGAGTGAAACCAACACTTGTTGCTTTTAAAGTTCCGTTTTGAACTTTGCGAAATATCTTTTCAGCTAAAG